ATAACCATTGTCAATATAAAGTCAACACCTAATGCGTGACCAATATCTTAATTGTGGTCATACTATATTACTTCCTTTTATAACGCGTGCGGGTGCGCGAGTAACACATAAATAAACTATTGTCAATACTGTTTAGGTGTACAGTGGTTATACCTGTGGATAGGCTATAGGGTATCCACTAGCATACTCACTTCCCCGCCTCAAGTATTACCTATGACCGCCTCAAGGATACTGGTCACTGTGGATAACCTGTGGATAACTCCTGTGCCTGTGGATAACCTGTGGATAACCTGTGGATAACAGACGTGCAAAAACCCGCTGTTAAGCGAGTTCTTGTTTAAATTTTACCCTCCAAAAAAATGGGCTAGAGTGTAAACCCTAGCCCTGTTGAAATTATTTAAGCATTAATGCTTTTTTGATTACAGCGTGTGTTGCTCTTGGAAAGGCGCTAAGTAATTTAGCAACATTTTTCTTGTTGTCTAAATAGTCTTCCAAGGCATCAGCGGCTAATAGAACACGATCCTCAACTTTTTGTTCCCCTGAAGCAATTGGAGCAACGTCAATTGTGAGTGTAATTTTAGTTTTAGCCGAAGCAGGGTTAAAACTAAATAAGCCTGTTTTTTGTGAACACAATTTAGTAATGGCGGAGACGTGCTTTACTGCAGTATCAAATGTACCGCCAGAGGCTAGAGCTTCGGTTAACATAGCCATTGCAAATTTGGAACACTTTTTAATATCAAAAAATATTTCCAATGCGGCATCAAGCGATTTTTTACTCTTTCTTAATTCCGCAAATACTGCGCTACGGTTCTCAATTTTGGAATAAGACTCTTTTTTAGAGTTTTTTCTATATGTGAACAAAGTAGTTTTAGGCGTGTACAATGTACCATTTTTTTCTTTGTGGCTAGTCTCGAAAAAATCATCTTTTGTGAAACTACCCTTGCGACACATAGCAATATCAGAATTGATATTTTTCTCAATTTCTTTTGATGCCTTACGTGAATTTTTAATTGTTTCACGTGCAGTAAATACGGCGTGGTCTTGTTCCGCATTTGCGTTTAAACTTGATCCAATAGCCATTGCTATTGGGGCGGGGGTGTTTTGCTTAATAGACATAATGTTTCCTTTTTAAAAGTACTGCGATTAATTAAATACTACAGTTCCAATAGTACTATAAGATATATCCAATGTAAACATTTATTTTAAATTTGTTTTCGGTGGAAGTACTTCCACCAACCCCATACCCTTTTAAAAACTGGTCTCACTCAATCCGCCACCCCACCCCCCTGTGTGGCGTAGATGGGACCCGTATGTATATACTGTGTGTTTTGCTCATTGGATTTTAAATTTTTGAAAACACTCTCCCCCCACCCCCTATTGACTTTATATAAGCCTCATGGTAGGTTCAAAGGCTGAGATGCCCCCCTAACGAAAAAAGGAGTCCCGTTTCCTCTAATGCCATTAACAATAACGCCAGAAGTAGGCATACCCCTCCCGTTCAATGTAACCCCTGAAGAAGTTAAAGAGTTTAGAGAAAGAGCAAAGACTGCTTTTAACACTGTAAAAAAGTTAATAGACTCCGGTGCTGAAGTACCTGATATGGATGAAAAGACATCGGTCCAAGCACACGAATTATTTGCGAAGGAAAAACCCATTGCAATTGCAAAGACTCCCCCTGCAGTGGTGTTAAAGTTAGAGGCGTTGTTAAATCAGTATGATCATGAGTTTTTAAATGCAAATAATCGTCTGGCTAACTTTGTGACCAACAGACTTTTAGAAGAGACAGAAAACGAAGATGCAGGTAAAAGACTAAAAGCGCTAGAACTTTTAGGAAAACGTAGAGGTGTAAATTTATTCTCAGAGCAGTACGATGTCACGATACGCCAGAAACCAACTGAAGATATTGAGAATAGACTTAATACAATACTAGGTAAATATATAGGTGATGTAGAGACTGTTGAGGTTAAAGATGAAGAACCGATAAGTCCTTTAGAGATTGACTTAGATAAAGAGTTAGAAGAACATAGTGAATTAGAAGAGCAAAGTGAATTAGAAGAGCAAAGCGATGCAGCCGACACCTCTGGATCTGATAAAGAAATATCCACACCTGCTTAGTAGTCTACCGCCAGAAGTAAAAGCGGAGATTGCCGATAGTTTAGAAGAACTAGCTGAGAGAGAACACTCTCGAAAAGCGCAGTTATCTTTTATGACTTTTGTTAATCAGGTATGGCCTTCGTTTATAAATGGGGCGCACCATCAAAAGATGGCAAAGGCTTTTGAAAGAGTTGCACATGGACAGTGTAAAAGATTAATTGTTAATATGCCACCACGACATACTAAGAGTGAGTTTGCTTCTTATTTGTTGCCAGCGTGGTTTTTGGGTAAGTACCCTAATAAGAAAGTAATCCAAACATCCCACACAGCAGAACTTGCGGTGGGGTTTGGTAGAAAGGTAAGAAATCTTGTTGATTCTGAAGCGTATAAAAACATATTTTCAGGAGTTGGACTCCAGGCTGACTCAAAAGCGGCTGGGCGTTGGGCCACTAACCAAGGCGGAGACTACTTTGCTATCGGTGTTGGAGGTGCTGTTACGGGTAAAGGTGCGGATATCCTCATTATTGATGACCCTCACTCAGAGCAAGAAGCCGCCCAAGCAGAAGTAAACCCTGAAATATACGATAAAACGTATGAATGGTACACATCTGGGCCAAGACAGCGTTTGCAACCGGGTGGTGCGATTATAATTGTGATGACTAGGTGGTCAAAACGTGATTTAACAGGTCAAGTAATGCGGGCTTCAGTACAAAGAGGGGGAGAAGAGTGGGAATTAATAGAATTTCCGGCTATTTTACCTAGTGGTAAGCCTCTTTGGCCTCAGTTTTGGCCTTTAATTGAGCTAGATGCGTTAAAAGAAGAACTACCTAACTCTAAATGGATGGCTCAGTACCAACAAAACCCCACTTCAGAGAACTCAGCTATAGTAAAACGTGAATGGTGGCAGATTTGGGAGAAAGAAGACCCACCTTCTTGTGATTTTATACTACAGTCATGGGATACAGCGTTTGAAAAGACTCAACGTGCGGATTATTCGGCATGTACGACATGGGGAGTGTTTTACCAAGAAGATGACACAGGGTTAAAACAAGCTAATATAATATTATTGAACGCTTTTCGTAAAAGAATGGAGTTTCCTGAGTTAAAAAAGGTAGCATTAGAAGAATACGATGATTGGGAGCCTGATTCTATAATTATAGAGAAAAAAGCATCTGGCGCTCCGTTAATATACGAGATGAGGGCAATGGGGGTTCCAGTTCAGGAGTTTACTCCCAGTAAAGGTAACGATAAAATATCAAGATTAAATGCGGTATCAGATATGTTTGCTTCAGGCAGAGTATGGATACCAAATACTAATTGGGCAGAAGAAGTTGTTGATGAAGTAGCAAGTTTTCCTGCTGGGGAACATGATGATTATGTAGACTCAACATCTTTAGCGTTAATGAGGTTTAGAAAAGGCGGGTTTATTAGAACTCTTCTTGATGAAGACGATGAATATATGCCTCGAAGGATGCGAAGAGAGCCTTATTATTAAATACAAAGGATAAATCATGGCAGTTAATGGAATAGATAAAGGGCTAACCCCTACACCGAAAGGACTAGCGCAGATGGTAGGCCAAGAAGATATGGAGCCTAGCATAGAGATAGAAATAGAAGACCCTGAAAAAGTTTCTATAGAAATGGGTGGTTTGGAGATAGAGATAGAGCCGGGTAAAGAAACAGATGAAGACTTTGAAGCCAACTTAGCAGAGTTTATAAGTGAGGATGAATTAGTTACTATATCTGAAGACCTATTAAGTGACTTTGAATCTGATATAGCTAGTCGCAAAGATTGGATGCAAACTTATGTAGATGGACTAGATCTTTTAGGTTTAAAGTTAGATGAAAGATCAGAGCCGTGGCCCGGTGCTTGTGGTGTACATCACCCTTTGTTGACTGAAGCGCTTGTTAAGTTTCAGTCTGAAACAATCATGGAGACTTTTCCTGCACAAGGACCAGTAAAAACTCAGATTATAGGCGAGAGTAGCAGAGAGAAAAAAGAAGCAGCCTCTCGTGTAAGAGCAGATATGAACTATCAACTAACTGAGAAGATGGTTGAGTATCGTCCAGAGCATGAAAGAATGTTATGGGGTCTTGGTTTATCCGGCAATGCGTTTAAAAAAGTTTATTATGATCCAAGCCTTGAAAGGCAAGTATCTATATTTATACCCGCAGAAGATATTGTCGTACCGTATGGTGCGTCAGATTTAGAAACATCTGAGCGTGTAACACATGTTATGCGTAAAACACCTAACGAGTTAAAAAAGTTACAAGTATCTGGGTTTTACAGAGATGTAGAGTTAGGAGAGCCTAGTGATGAGTTAGATGATGTAGAGAAGAAAATAGCCGAGAAGATGGGGTTTTCTGCGTCATATGATGATCGGTACAAGATATTAGAGATGCACGTAGATTTAGATTTACCTGATTATGAGGATAAAGATAAGGATGGAAAAGAAACAGGAATTGCTTTGCCATATGTGGTTACTATTGAAAAAGCTACGGGCGAAATTCTTTCGATAAGAAGAAACTACCAACCTGATGATGACCTAAAGAAAAAACGTAATCATTTTGTACACTACGGTTATGTACCGGGATTTGGATTTTATTGTTTTGGTTTAATTCATTTGGTAGGCGCATTTGCTAAATCTGGTACATCTCTTATAAGACAACTTGTGGATGCAGGAACCCTATCTAATCTCCCCGGTGGATTTAAGACTAAAGGACTTAGAGTAAAAGGTGATGATACACCAATAAGTCCTGCTGAGTTTAGAGATGTAGATGTAGCAAGTGGAAGTATAAAAGACAATATAATGACGTTGCCGTACAAAGAACCTAGTCAAGTCTTATATACATTACTGGGTACTATAGTTGATGAAGGTAGAAGATTTGCGAGTGCAGCAGATTTAAAAATATCTGATATGTCAGCGCAAAGTCCAGTAGGTACAACTTTAGCTATATTAGAAAGAGCTTTAAAAGTTATGTCTGCTGTGCAGGCTAGAGTGCATTACTCTATGCGCCAAGAGTTTAAATTACTAAAAGACATTATTAGGGACTACACACCAGATAAATATTCTTATAAACCTGAAAGTGGTACTCCCAATATTAAACAATCTGATTATGATTTGGTTGAGGTTTTACCTATATCTGATCCTAATGCTTCTACTATGGCGCAAAAGGTTGTACAGTATCAAGCGGTTATGCAGATGGCTCAAGGCGCACCACAGATATATAACATGCCACAGCTTCATAGGCAGATGTTAGATGTGTTGGGTATAAAAGATGCAGCTAAAC